ATCCGGCACAGCAGCGGCAAGACCCGTGAGGTTCTTACCCGCGTTGCCGGTACCGTCGCCGTACAGGTCACCGCTAATGCGGTTGGCGAGCTGCGCCTCAGCCACTTCCATGCGACCGTCAAGAAGGTCAATGATGGCCTCCTTACCCGAGTTCTGGATCATCTCCAGACCCGAAATGGTCACAGCAGAAGCGTACTGCGTGATCGAGAACTGAGCCGCCGAGATGGGGCTGTTCTGACCAACGTTCAGCACTTCATAGCCGCTGTACGAGTTGGTGTTGTTGGTGGTCGGGTCGGTGTACATGATTTCTTGCAAAATCACGTTACCGCCCGAGAACGTCTTGACGTTCCCACGCTCTTTCAAACGACGCAACAACGCGTTGTTGTTGGTCACGTTATCAGCGAGTTCACCGCTACGGCTCTGGATCGTAGTAGCGATAATGTCGCTGATACTAGAGTTGGCATAAGCCATTTAGATGCTCCTATATCAGTTGTTTACAACCGTGCGCTAGTTTCTTCGAAGGCTTCTTCGATTAACGCACGACGACTTTGCGCTTTGGGAGCCGTGTTAGCGCCGGGTGTGGCGCTTCTGACACTCACAGCAGCGGCCCGAGCGGCTTTCGCTGCTCGGTTTTTCTCTGCGGAAGCTTTAGCGGCCTGTTGTGCCTGTTGGGCTGACAGTACGCGCTCCCGCAAATCTCTATTTCCATAAACTGCCCTATCATAAGCGTCCTCAAGCGTTTCTGCTACGCCGCTCTGGAGGAGCTTAATCATCTCTGGCCGTGCTTCTTCGAAGTACTCGGCCTTTTGGGCAAAGGAATCTATTTCGTTGCTTAATACGGCTTGCTCGGCGGCTTCCTGCTGCTGTTTCCAAGTCAGCACTTCGCCACGAACGCTGGCAAGCTCGTTCTTGAGGTTAAAAATGGTCGGGTCTACGGCAGGCGCTTGGCCCTGCGGCATCCCTTGGAGGCTGACACCGTATTCGTTCGCCAACTGCATGAAGTAGTTGTAACGGGTTTGGGGGTCAGCGGTGCGGAGGGTGTGATCGGCCTTCATTAACGACGCAATGGCCTGCTCGGGCTTAAGCCCAAGGCCGGTAATGGTCGAAATGTACGGGCTGATTGCTTCTTGGATGGAATCGGCAAACTGCTTAGCTTGCAGCAGCGGTTCCACGCCACGGCGCATCTGTTCTTCGCGCTGGTAGGCGTATTCTTGTAGGCGAGGGTCGGCTTTCTGCCAAACCTCGTGATAATCCTTCTTCCACGAGGCCGGAGGACGACGCCATACGGCTTCCTCGGCAGGCTCGGGGGCGGGTTCTTCGGCAACGGTCTTGGCAAATCGGCCAGATTCGTCGCGCCCGGATTCGCGGAGCGCTTCGGGCTGTGCCTCGGCTTCCTCAAACTGGCGGGCAAGCAGTTCTTTGCGGTCTACGGTTTCGTTGTCAACTGTGGGTTGATTATCAAGGTCGCTCATCATCCTCTCCTGTGGGGATTGGTAAAGTTCGCGTGTTGGCGTAAATCGCGCAGGATGCGATCCGCTTGCTCATTGGTCAGTTGGGTGTTGACCATGTGCTTAATGCGTTCAAGGCGGGTATCCACGGACTTTTCGTGCCGGACATGCCGTGACGGGTCGTCGTTGCCAACCTCAATGCAGTTGTTGGCTTTAAGATGGCGGCGGTGTTCCGAGCGGGAGGTGACCATCTTGCCGTCAATCATGCTTTTGTACGGCACGATGTCGGGCATAACGTAGTGATAACGCCCCTTGGCGTCCTTTTTGCGCTCTACAAACTCGCCGTCAATAAAAACGTAGGTTCGTTTCATAGGAGCAACAATACTTCCTCATCGTCCATTTCTTCAAGTTCTCTATAAAGCGCCTCAACCCGCGTCACATCGGCAAGCAAGGCGTCAAAATCAATGGCGTTGACCGGAGGAATGTCAAACGGGGCAGCAGCTTCCACAAACGGAGCCACGATCTCGGCCACCACGCGGGGGCGACCCTCTACAAGCTCCTCGTAAAGAGCGATTACCTCATTGCGTCGAACCTCGCGGCGCTTGGAATCCTCGTCATAGCGCGGTTGTTTGCGTTTGTTCTTGCCGCCGTCGTGTCCGTCAACAATGACAACAGGCGGAGGTGGCGGCGGTACGGCGACCTCCGTAACCGCAAAGGGCAAAACGCAAAATGGCGCAATTGCAAACATTAGGCAGCGTCATCCGGTGGTAACGGTGTGTTGCCTTCCGCAAGCCATTCAAGATATTTCTGGTAATCAACGTTGGCGGGGTCAAATGGGATGCAAGCGCCATCACTTACCCTGCGGATGTACCCCGTGTTTAAACCCCCATCAGGGTTATTTAATTGCTGGTACATTTTATAACTCTATGTCAAATCGAAGTTTTGATGTACTGCCAGAATCAGAAATAGTTACAGGGCTAAATGCTGTCATTCCACTAAAATTTCCAAACGCAGCGGACCATGCAGTTGCAGAATTTCCACCGCTGATTGATGTGATATTTGACGAAGATTGCGTAAACGAATTAACGCCAATCTGATCTACTTTTAGCGCACCTGTTAACGACGCTGTTGGCGTAGCTCTCATGGCAACTGGAAATTGCCCACCAAGTCCCACCGCAGCAGTGGTATAAGCACTTCCAATTCCACCAGCCGTTATTTGCTGGAAATACCGCTGACACAGCATCAATTCCGTGCCATACGGTCTACGCTCAAACGGAGTGGCGACGGAACCGGTTTCTATTTGGACGCCGGTGATGTAAAAGGTTGCGCCGTTTGTTCCGACAACGGATGTTGCGCCAGTTGCCGTAACATAATTTGCTCCAGCCCATGCGCCAGCAGTTCCGCTAAACGTTGCTCCAACCCCAAGACCTAAAGATAAAAGCAAGCCTGCGCTTGTATCTGTAGGCCAAGTTCCTGTTGTGTCGCCAGCAATAGTTATTGTTTTCTTTTCCCATGTGTTTGCGGAAGAAATTGTATATGTGAAAGGATAAGATCTTGTTGACGAGTTTTTTAAACTGCCGCCAAATGTTCCGGTTAAAGAACTTCTTACCCAAAAAGAAATAGTAACGGTCAATGCGTTTGCAGTTCCAAACCCTAAATCAGCGACGTTCAATCCTTCAATCTGCTGGTAAATCGCAAAATAATCGCCAGCAGCAACAGAAAAAGCAGACAACGACGTTACGCCAAGGTAATTATTAAACCCTGTAGGGGGTGTTACTGAACCGGCATTTTGTTGTACAGAAAATTTTGAACTTTGGGAAATAATTGCTTGCCATCTATCAAGCGTATAACTTGATGACGTTGGAGTTACCGATGCCCCAGCATTGCGCTGATCAATCCGCATTTCGCCGTTGATGATGCGGTTACGGAAGAACAACCCGTTGCTGTTAAACGCAGCAGCGACCGTACCGCCTGTAGTAACGGCCACTTCGTTGGCCGCAGGGAAATAAACGCCGGTATCTAAATCACCGCTATTTGCAATGCCGGGGGCAGACGCTGTTCCATCAGAAAATGATGCCGCGCCGTTTACCGTTAGTTTTGCGTCGGGCGAAGCCGTCCCAATACCGACATTACCCGTGGACGTAGCAACGCGCATACGCTCAACGCCGTCTGTCGCCAATACAAGGTTATAGCCGTTGTTGGTGGTAAACGACGCAATGGAGTTATCTCCCATAGCAACACCAAGCGCATTGGTGCCGCTGTTCTGCCACATTTCAATGAAATTGGCGGCGTCGTTGCCCCATGTCGCGGGAGCGTCAAAGTTGTTGGTAATTTTGAATGATGCGGTGCTTGTTCCGACCCCAAGATTCCCAGACGTATCTATCCTGACCCTCTCGCTGCCTCCGGTGTAGAAGGTCATCGGGAGGTAGGTGCCGGTGCCTTTTATTGCAGCCGCAAATTCAATACCAGTTGATCCATTTGCAGATATTTGTGCAACCGACGAATTTGTTGGATCGCTGTTATTGCAAAGTTCATAACGAGCAATGGTTGCCGTTCCGTTTGGGATAGCAGTAACAACAGTATTCCCGTTCGTGACGCTGTTCTGAAACGCCAACCTGTTAGCAATCGTTGCATTGCTCATGTCGCCCGTGATGCGCTGGGCGGTCGTCGTAAACGCAAGGTTGCCGCCAGAGATTGTCGCGCCGCTGGAGGCTGAGAGCGTCGTAAACGCACCTGTGCTGGCCGTAGATGCGCCAACGGTCGTGCCGTTGATGCTGCCGCCTGTGATAGCGACGCTGTTAGCGTTCTGCGTGGACATCGTGCCGAGACCCGAGATGTCCGTGTTCGGGATCGACGCCACAGCGGTGAAGGCAGACGTACCCGAGGCTTTAACGTAACCCGTTAAAGTCGATGCTCCTGTGCCGCCATTGGCAACTGCGACGGTGCCAGAAGTGATCTGGTTACCGTTAATCGCAATGGAAGTGTTTGTAACGCTGCTGACCTGACCCGATGCGTTAGTCGTAATGACCGGAACTTGCGAGGCAGAACCGTAAGTGCTGGCCGTGCCGACAGGCGTGATGCTAAACGTGGTACCCGAAAGGGTTAGCCCTGTGCCTGCGGAGTAAACCTGTGCCGCAGCCACTTGCACGAAGTTGATGGACGTTGAACCAAACGTGATCGTGCCTTGGGTGTTGCAAACGTAGGTTTCGCCTGCGCCCGTGCTTCCTGACGTAACGAAGAAAGCATCGCCTTCGCCAAGGCCATTAGGACTTTTCAGCGCGTAGGTGTCGGCATCCGTGGCGCGAGTTAGCACCCATGCGACTGAGCCGCTACCGACCGTCGTGACCGTATACACGCCGTTTTGCAACGCGCTGGCTTGGTTGTAAATCAGGATGCGGTCGCCAACCGAAGCAACAGTTGGGCCGTCAGGCGCAAAGGCCGCAAGCGTTCCTGCGTTGGTTAGCGTAGCTCCGACGCCAACTCCCGCACCGCCCGGCTGGTTATAGGTTGCGGTGAGTGCCGTTGGCACCTCGTACTTGACGGGCGTGTGATAAGTGATGCCGCTCGCAACAAGGGTATCAACGTAACTTTTGTTTGCAGCATCGTTGGTGTTGGTCGGGGTCGCAACATTGACGATCTTGGACGACGAAACGTCAACCGTGCCTGTCCCGTTAGGGTCAAGGATGATATTGCCGTTGGTGTCGGTTGATGCAATCGTGTTGCCGTTGATGTTGAGGTTATCAACGGTGACCTCGGTAAATGCACCCGTGCTAGGTGTCGTCAATCCGACAGTTGTACCGTTAATTGACCCGCCCGTAATGGCAACGCTATTGGCGTTCTGGGTCGCCATCGTGCCAAGACCCGACACATCGCCTGCCGGAATTTGGGCAACAGCCGTAAACGCTGCCGTGCCAGAGGCTTTAACGTAGCCGGTAAGCGTAGCAACGCCTGTACCGCCGTTCTGGACGCTAACGACGCCTGTGAGGCTGATATCAGGCGTATTGCCGCCAGAGGAGGCAAGCGGAGCGGTGGCCGTGACAGCCGTAACCGTGCCGACCTCTGGAGCGTTGATCGTAATAGTGCCAGCGCCATTGGTGATGCTGACGCCCGTGCCTGCGGTCAACGTGGCAAGCGAGTAGCCCGTGCCGTTGCCGATCAGCAGTTGGCCGTTAGACGGGGCAGAGGTGACCGCTGTACCGCCATTAGCGATGGGCAGCGTACCCGTCACACCTGTCGTCAACGGCAAGCCGGTGGCGTTGGTCAGAACACCCGCAGTCGGGGTGCCGAGGTCAACAGCCGATAGCGTCTTGTTGGACAGCGTTTGCGCGGTGTCAAGCGTGACGGCCTTTTCGGCAGGATACGCAACGAATACGTCCTTGCTGCCCGCAACAAACGGCACTTTGCTGCCGCCGCTGCTTGACGCTAGCACCGTGTCACGGGTCAACGTGCCGGTGTTGTAGGTGCCAATGCCGACTTCCCACTCGCCCGTGGCGTTATCCACAGCCGTGTAGTACGTCTCGTTACCGTTACCAATAACGCTAAACGGCACGAACCCTGTGGATGTGCCGCCTAACGTGAAAGTGCCCGTGCCAACGGTTGTCGTCGTCTCTTTGACGCGATCTTGCAGCACCAATGCCATGCTTTACTGCCTCGTCATCGGCGGTTGAGCGACCGGGACAGCCGGTGCGATTTCGACTCCTGCTGCGCGGCCATCCGGGCCACGAACAATGCGCTTCGGGGCGGCAAGTTGGGCGAGAGCCGCACGGATACCGGCCATGTTCTGCGCCTGCGTGTCCATGAGGTTCTGATACAGCCCGACAAGTTGCTGCATCGTCGCCTGCACCGACGTACCCACATCCTGCGCCACGCGCTCGGTGACGGCCTGCTGTTGCTCCAACATCGGCACATCCATGCCGGGGTTGGCCGAAATGCGAGCCACCATGATTTTTGTGGCGGCGTCAAGTTCGGCCTTGAAGCGCTCCAGCTGTTCCTTCTGTTGGAGTTCCTGCGCCTTGAGTTGCAATTCTAATTGCGCCCTCTGCTGTTCCATTTGCATCTCGGCTTGTGCGCGTTGCTGCTCGGCTTGCATTTGGGCGCTGGCAGCCTCGGCCTCTAAGTTCGGCTTCGGTTGCTCGGAGGCCTGCTTGATTTGCTCCATGGCAACGTCAATCTGACCCTCAATCGGACGAGAAGCCTTAAACGCCTGCGTACCAAACTTCATCAATTCCATCATGACGGGGACAAGCTGCGGCGAGGCTTGGCCGACCGGCAGCGCTTGTTGCAGGAACCCACCAAAGGCTTGGATGAACTGCAAGCGATCCTGCTTCATTTGGTTCTCGTCGATCTGGACAAGGCTGTCGGCAGCAATCTCCACGCGGAAGTTGCGAAGTGGGCGATCCTGCATCAACTGGAGGGCTTGCGGGATCATCTGCTGATCCACCGGAGCCATCTGTTGTGCGGCGGCATACGAAAGGATGGTCTGCGGCTGGAACTTAGCGCACATGACCTGTGCTTTCAGCCGGATAAGCTCTGACGCAAAGAGGGCTACGTCCTCCTGCATCGAACGCAGTCTTAATCCCGCGTACTGTCCTTTGATTTGTTGGGCCGTCGCCGTCTCAGATGCGGCGCTCTGACCACGGATGATGTCCGAGATGCCGGTGATTTCGTAGATTTGGCCTTTGATGTCTGCTCGGGCTTGGTAGCAGTTGAGCAGGGTTTGGGCGATTTGATCCAGCGGAAGGAGGTCAATCGAGCCTTTAAGTCCTCCCTTTTCGCTGAAAGCCATCCACTTATCAACTGGAATGAGAGCATTGTTGTCACCTTCAGTTAAGAGGCGCTGCAAAGCCGGTTGGCTTGCGTCGTATACGCCACGAACTCGCAACGCCTTAACCAAGCCGTCGATGCGGTCAGACAGGATGTCTAACTCCATCGCTTGGTCTTGGTACAGGATGAAATCAGGGACGGGAACCAGCGTGTCGCTAGTTGTCGTTGCATAAAGCGGCTTCGGGCAGGGGAAGAATCCCTCCAAACCAAGCGGATCATCACGAACGTCAATGATCTGCGGCATACCCTTACAGAGCCAATAAACCTTGAGCGTTTCCTTGTCCCAAAGTTCACAAATTTTTGCACGGTTGTACGAACGCTTGGACTCGTTATAAGCGTTGAGCGGTTCTGGGCCTTGGTCAAGCGGAATCTTCCGCGCTATTTCCTCGCCAAAACGCTCTACAAGAGCTTCTTTGCTCATGTAGACCCAACGCCATACCTGACTCACTTCCTCCCATGTGCGGGCTTGTGAGTGGCCGAAATCGCGCCAATGGACGTAATCCACCGGGGCGCGTTCGTATTCGATTTCCTCGGGAACTTCGGCAAGCTCGCCTGCCTCTACGTCCTCGGTCACTTGCAAGCCGTCGTCCTCAATGCCTTGCGGGCGAACGTGCGGCTCGTAACGCACCCATGCCGTGCCACGCCCACCAAGGAACCGATCCTCTACGGCGTACTTCATGGTTGAGCGGAAATCCGGGTAATGCTCAATCTCAAAGTCGATGGCTCGCTCAAGGATTTGCGAAGCCACGCGACCTACTTGGTCGTTGTCACCAAAGCGGCGGGTGATGTCAGCCTTTGGAAGTTTGGCGTAAACAGCCGGAATCAACGTCTGGACGTTTGACCACAGGATGTTGAACTTGGCCGTCTCGTTGCCCGTTTGGCCTCGGGTGTCGTCCCGATAGCGCTTGATGATTTTTTTGGTGCGAGCCGTCCACTTGGCGAACTCGTTGTCATAAGCGCCAATAACACGGAGGTACTTATCGACCTCTGGGCTAACGAGGTTTTCCATTAGTCTTTACCTTTGTTCCTGCTGCTAATGGCCTTCGCCTTGGCGCGGGCTTCTTCCTTACTGCTAGCTCCCCATGCACGGAGGGCAAGCGCAAGGCGTGTCGGCTTTCCGTTCTTTTCCATCGGGCCAGCCATGTTGCCCATACGGGCTAAAAACGATGCGCGGCGCGGATTATCGCCTGCTTTGACCGGCGGCTTGAGGGTGCCACCCGTTTCGGCCTTGTAACTGGCGCGACCCTTGGCGTTTAAACCACCCTTCGGGTTCTTACCTTCCTCACGCTGCCACGCTGCGCTCATTTGTTTTCCTTCTTCACGGTCTTGGCGCTTTCCCGAAACGCTTTAGCGGTCGGTGCGCCTTCCTCGCCGGGCTTACGCATACGCTCGCCCGAACCGGCGGCTATGCGCTCACGCTTGGCAAGGATGTTTGCGTAAAGACCGGCTTTGCGGCTCATGGCGTCCAAAACACCGTGCAGTCAACCGTGCCGCCAATCGTCACGACGAGGCTCGTATTGACGCGGGCCGGGATCGTGTAGAACGTGCCACCCGCCGGGGTGAACGTATTGACGACCGTATTGGCTCCATCGGTGACCTTGATGGTCGGGGTGCTGGAAGCAGAAGCCACGAAAATACCGAACATTCCGCACGGCCCCGTAAATACGGTTCCTGTCGCGGTCAGGTTCTTGTAGTTTTGGGACTGTGTAACCGACAAACTCATATCCGTATCCTCTTGCTCGTAGTGCGGTCATGCACAGCCCACATCTCATTGAGTGTGACTGTGTTCTCTGGGCCGACTATAAGCGGCTTCGGCTCCGCTGTAGCCGGGGACTTGTCAGATTGCTCCTGCCATGATACCGCAAGCATACGGAATGCGTCACTAGGGTGGCTCGTCCAATCATGGCGCGGGGATGTTCGGTAGCTGCGTTTATCTTCATCATATTCACGTTGGTACTGGCGTAGCGCCTCAATGCCGTCGTGGCACTTCTCGGCGTCAAAGTACACACGCGGCAGCAGCATACGCACCGCTTGGATACCCGACTGCAAGCCAATGTCGGGGACAACCGCCAACTTCTTGATGTCAAGGTAAGCGGCTAACTGCTCCAACACGCTGCGGCCCGTCTGCAAGCTCTTGGCGCGAGCGTCATGCGGTAGGTAGTGCTTGGCGTACTCGTAGGGTTTGCGGGTCACCACCTCGGCAATGTAGTGAATATCAGCGCCCGAGACGGCAAAGAAGTCAATGACGCGCACCTCGCCACGCAGCACTTGGTAGAACCAGATGGCGGTGTCGTCGCGGTAACCCAAGTCCCATGCCGTATAGACGGGCAGGTTGGGGTCGTAAGGAAGGCTTCGCATACGGCCTTGGTCTTGCGCTTGGCGCATCTCCGTGCCGTAAAAAGCTCCGAGGATGGCAGCCTCAAAGCTGCACTCGTACTCCTGCAAATACTGATCCTCGGACAATTGCGCTTTAGCGGCGGCTAGCTCTGACGCCGGGAGAAGCCCGCTGGTACTAGCGGGTAAGCGCAGCAGGAACCACTCGCTAGGGATTCGAGTGGCTGTATCAAACACTTCCCAGAACTGGTTTTTGCCTTTCGGTGTACCGGCAAAGACCGCCCAACCCTGCTTATCTGACAAGGCAGGACGAATTACGTTCCCAAATACGCTCGGCTTAAAGTCGCCGTACTCGTCAAGGTAGATGCCCGAGAAGCCAAGGCCGCGCATGGCGTCGGCGTTGTCGGCACCGAACAGACTGATCTTGACGCCGTTGACCAGCGTCAGGGTCATCTGGCTTTC